TTTTAATAGCGCAATCACATTAATTACCGGGGCTATTACTTTAAAGGGAATATTTAATTGTAATGCTACTACTTTCTTACTTAAACCAAAAGGTAATGCATATGCTATTGTTAAAGATGCAACGATAAATTGTATTTACACTGGATCTGGTGTTTTATATTGTGTTACTAATGATCTTGATGATGGTTTTGATAGCAGTCCTCCTATTGTATTTGAAAATGTAAATGTAAATGATTTTAATGTGTTAGTTTTTGCAAATGTTAGTGCAGCTAACGGTGCAAGATCAAGGGCAAACTTTAAATATACTACTGGGACAGTTGTGATGGCAGGTACTAATGGCTATGTCATTCAAATGTCAGGTAATATATCTCTTAAAGATATTAACTTCGGTAATATAAATAGATCAGATTCACCTTTAATATATCTAACTAAGAGTTTTGATTTTAATAATGTAACTATAACTACATCAGGAAACCATCCAATATTATCCTTCTTTGGTGAGGTTGGCGGTGGTTACGGTTCTTTAACTAATTGTAATATGAGGAATACTACAACTAATCCAATAAGAGCTATAACTACACGTGGAGGAATGGCTATTGATGGTGGTGATTTTAGACATCCTAATTCATCAAGTAATGCTGATATATTAGTTGAAGGTTATCCTACTGCTATAGTTAGAATTTTAAATAATCCACTAGCTACTTATGAGATAATACAACCTGGTCAAACAGTTCCACCTCAATAATGAATAGGTATAATAAATGAACTATATTCTTTTCGGTAAATTTAAAGATAATTGTTATCTTAGAACTATTTGTGAGACTGAATGTCCTATTTTCTTAAATAGCTATCTTCACGCTTATGTTGATAAAACAAAAGAAGAGATTGAAGCAGATGGTATTACTTATGAAGATTTACCTAAATTATTACCTAACTATATTATTGATGGATTGAAAGTACGCCTTAAAACTAAATTAATTGAATATATTGAAAAGGTATTCAAAGAATATAGTAGCAAATATAGCTGCGTTGATAGGTTATTATTCTCTAAATTATTTACACAAGCTAAAGAGTTTTTAAGCATTAATAATAGTGCTAATCATGATTTGATTGAAGTTATCGCAGACGCCAAAGATATATCAATGAAGCAAGCTGCTAAAGATATGGTTCTTAAAGTTACTGCGTATAATGAAATGTTATACGACTTATTCTGTGTTGAAACTACTATCGATAGTCAAATAGATGAAGCAACTAAAATAGAAGAGTTTTTTGTTGTATGGAATGAGTTAAATACTTATAGCATGGAACAGATTATGATTAATGTAGCTAACTATAAAAGTGATTTTGTACCAAGTAAGACTGCTAAATCTAAAAAAGATAAGTCTAACTGCGTTGTAATTTAGAAGTTGAACTTCTAAATTACATGGTTCTATAAACTTCATATTGAGATTTGAATAAATATAACTCATTTAGCCAGTTGTTTAAGTGATGACAACTTTTCTCAGTACATATTATTTCAAGTTCATTAGCTACTTTTTCACCTGCTATAGGCATTGTTGGTAGCTCAAGTTCTACTCGCTCACAATTTATTGTTGCGCATGCGCTTAATATTGTCATCAAGAGAGCTAGGCTTATGGTCTTTAGTAACATTGATAACCTTCTTTTGAACTTCTATAAGTTTCTTATTGCAATTATCGGCTTTGATTAGAACTTCTTTCTCAAGATTAAGCTCCTTATTCCTATTATAAGTGTAATAAGTAAATAAGCCAAGAAACGCTACAGCGAATTTGCTTATATTATTCCATATATAAGTTAGTATAATCATTATAAACTCCACAATGCATTCTCGTCCTTACGACGATTAACAAGACCTTTGCTCACTTTACCATTAACATGAACAAACCCTTTAGTCTCACTAAAAAACTCCTCAGCAGCACTATTAGTTCTATTGTAGTTAAGTTCCACTAGACCGTTACTAGATTTAAAAGCAGACTTACCAACATTAAATATAAGTGAAACTAATGCATCGAACTGATTTGAGGTAATAGATACAGTTACATATTTGTTTATACAATCTTCAGCTATTTTACAGTCTGAAATAAGTAAGTCAGTGGCTAAACCTTCTGTTATTGGTTGACTAAAATGGTCATCTTTTAATATTACGTGCCCGTAACCTATAGTTTCTTTACCAGCAGGGCATATGTAGCTATTTAATTCTAATGATTCCCACCTCTTGATCAAGTCAAGACCTGTCTTTGATACCTTCTTCATTCTACTAACCTATTTAAATCTTTATTTGGATCTTCTGGAGTATCTACGCTAAAGTTTATATCCTTACCTGTGGTTATTTTAAGAGCTAGTTCCGCTACTTCTTCAGCTAAGTTATTTGCACCAAAGATATAGCGTGAAAATATACCAATAGTCAATATTACTCCTAATATAAATGATTTACTTGGAACATATTCTTTTAATTTCTCTAGCATTATGTTACTATATAACTCTCTGTTTTACCCTAGTTAATTATCCCAACTAGGGTTTTATTTATAATGACTTTTCAAAGCTGCAAATAAAGACTCTTGCGTGTCATTCTTTGCTTCTAATTTCTTTAATATTACCTCATCAATACCGTCTTTTATCACAATATGATTTATTATAGTTGGTTTATCTTGCCCTTGTCTGTGGAGTCTACTATTGAATTGTAAGTAATCTTCTAGATTCCACGTTAATCCAAACCATACAATGATATTACCGCCTTGCTGTAGGTTTAAACCTTTACCGCTGCTAGCTGGGTGAGCTAATAATAGCTTAATATCCCCCTTATTCCATCTATTTATAACAGTATCAGAGCCATCAAGTTGAACAGCTATTTTAAATCGTTTTAATAGCCTTTTTAAGTCGCTATTGAAGTTATAGGCTACAAGTATATTCTCAGTTGGATTATCTTCTATAATGCCTTGCAAAGCATCTAATTTAGCATCGTGTACATATATGGTATTCTTATGCTCATCATAAACCGCACCATTACACCATTGTAATAATTTACCCGTTAACGTTGCAGCATTAAAGCTAGTTATTTCATGGTTTCTTAACATTACAATAAACTCTTTTTCCAGCTCCTTATATTTATCGTATTCTGGATTATCTATCGTTGTAACCATATTAATTCTAGGCGGTAACTCTAAATAATCTTCGCTTTTCATCGATAACGTAATATCGAATATAGCTTTATATATGTTATCTGGATTCTTAGGAGTAAATTTATAACCCATGAAGTCAGATGTAAAATGATTCTGCTTATAGATATACATAGCTTTACCTAACCTCTTACCATTATCTAATAGATATATTTGAGACCATAAATCAAGTAACCCATTAGGCGACGGTGTACCGCTAAGCTGTACCATATATTCGTATTTAAACTTCTTTAAGTACTTAAAACGCTTTGATGATGGGTTTTTAAAGCTAGAAGACTCATCAATAACTATCATATCCCAGTTAATAGCTTTTTGCTGATATAGCCAAACTACATTTTCTCTATTAGTTATGTATATATTTACATCCTTATTTAAAGCCTCTATCTTTTCTTTTCCTGTAACGATAACAAAAGATAAATGTTTTAAATGATCCCATTTGGCTATTTCAGTATGCCATACGTTATTTGCCACTTGCTTAGGCGCAATAATAAGTATTTTAGCAATAGCAAATTCATCTAATAAGTCGGAAATAGATGTAAGTGTTATTACTGTCTTCCCTAATCCCATTCCAAGATAAAGCGCACATTTCTTTTTATCTTTAATGAAAATAATAGCCCTTTGTTGGTAAAGATGGAGATTAGTCATTTAAGTATTGAATATATTACTAGCATGATCTATTACAAACTTTCCGTTTTCTACCGAATCAATAATATAAATATTACAGCTCATTTCTTTAAATTTATCGAAGGTAAATTGTTGTAACTTACTCAATTGCTTACCCTTACTTTTAAATTCAACAAATATAATAGTGCCACATGGATATATGAATATTCGATCTGGCACTGATCTATTTGCAGGGGATGAAAACTTATAGCTTATTATACCTTTATTTTTAGCATAAGTTACAATATGACGCTCAATGGTCTTCTCTAGCATTACTCCAATATAGAATAGTTTAAATTACCACCCAATTGACATTCGTTTATGTCTGCACAACCTTCAAAATCAAGCATATTAGAGATAACACATTTATTTAAAGTAACATGATCTAATGTAGCACCGTCGAGCTTAACATCACGAAGATCAACCTTATTAAATGTACTATGGGTTAGATTAGCTCCCGTTAGATTAGTACCTTTCATATGACTATTAGCTATGTGGCAATTCTTTAGATTAGCGTTAGTTAGATCAGCATTGCTTAAATCAACCCCGATCATTGTGGAATTAGCTAGGTATACGTATTTCATATTAGCAGATTCAAGCTGTGTGCCGTTTAATATAGAATACTCCATTTGTGAATATTCAAAATTAGATCCATTAAACATTTGACGCTTTAAGTTTAGATTATCAAATTTAATATGACTTAAATCAGCCGGCTCACCTATTTCTTTCTGTGGGCTATTTGAACTTATACTAGTTAAAAACTTCTTATTAAGCTTATGTTTCTTATCTAATTCGTGTTTTGTTATTGTTTTCATTTTATTACTCCTAAGTTCACTAACATTTGATTCGATATCTCTATATACTTGTTATAGTCAATATCAAGTATATCACACTCTTTTATCTCCATAAACGGTTTGCACCCTTCTGTAAGAGCTACTAAGTTACCATTGCTTTTATATCTAATAGAATCTCCGTCAATAGCATAGTACCACCGTACTACTTTACCTAAATACTCACCTTTATAAACACCACCACCTTTTACCTTACGGATGCAAATAAAGTCCGTTATTACATTAGATGGATTATAAATAGTATCTTCAATCGATATCCCTTTAGTCAAATAATCTATAACAGCTCTAATGCATACTTTCATTGTTGGATGCTTAGATAATCCATTATCAGCATATATACCTTTAGTTTTAAGACTTCCATCATCTTTTATACCAATATAGGTATTTACTGATTCGTGATATATAGCCTTATAGTTTATACCCTCTAATTTATAACTAGTTTCTATCTGCCATCCTTGTAACATATATTGCAGTTTGGCATAATTAAGTATATCCCCTTTAATTGTCAAGCCATCTGTATTAGCAGATATAACGCTACATCCTAAGTTTTCTATACGTTCAATTAACATCAATAAAGTTAATTGTCCTGTTATAGTGGTATGTAGTAATAATGAAGGTGAATATAAGCAGCTATAAATAGAGCCGAACTTACCGAAACTTCCATTTAGAATAATCTTATATGATTCTGATTTATTCTTATCCCCATTCTGCTTAGCCTTTATACGCTCATCATAGAAATGTTTATAATGCTGTAAAAACTTCTTACCTAATGCTTCTGGATAATATCCATTGTTTATAATAATTGACGGATAATAACTAACAACGTCAATATCAGTTAAAAACTCATTATCACCTTTTACGGTAGCTCTATTCTTCTCATTAGAATGAAGACCACCAATACCAATGGTATATGTGGAATAGCCTATAGTTATTTTACGTGGCACATCCTTATTTAATTCAAGTTGTCCCTTAATATCAACATTGAATGTAACTTCTTCCAATTTACGTTTTAAGTCAGTTAGTTCGTCATTAAAGAACTGAATATAACGTGGAGCTATATATTTATAAAGATGCTTAATATCAATTTTATTATTGACTCCTTTATTAATACCTAATGATTTCCTAAAGATAGCCTCTGCAATTTGTGCATCTGACTTAGAACGAAAATCAAGTGGATAACTATCACTCACATCTTGATTATTATTCATTATTTGGCGAAGATCTATTCTATCTTTTATCTTATTATAAAGGTCTATCGTGATGTCTATATCGTTTATACAATACTGCTTTATGATATCTCGCTCATAATCTTTTATAAGCTCATCTGGCGCAATAGGAAGATCTTGAAGCTTATTGGTATGCATGCGTGCACCATACATTTTAAGGCTAATCATTACCGCAGGACTAGGCTCAATAAGATCTATATGATTCCACTTACTATACTTCTTAATACCATAGTAATTTACTATTTCCCATGACTTCTTTTCTGATAATACTAACTCGTCAGATAACTTCTTCAAGTCATCATTATTAGCACCAGATAAAGCATAGCTAATCATTGGTAGATCATAATTAAGTGAGTTAAAGCCAATGGTTAAGTACTTTGACATGATAAGTTTAATCTCAGCTATATCAAGCTTAGAATCCTCATGTAATTCATAAGACCTAAGCTTGATACTTGATTTAAAACATATTAGAAAGTAGTTCTTATAACACTCAACGTCTAGAAAGACAGTCTTACTCATTAGAATAATTCTTCATCTTCAATAGATTCGAACTTACCACTAATGTCAAACTTAGGAGTTCCAAACGCATCGCCTTTAGATACAAATTGAATAGCACGTAAGTTACACGCAACACCTGCATTAGGCTTTGTATAAACCCATAAGTCAACATAAGCACTTACATAACAACCAGCATAAAATATCTCATCGGACTCTGCAACTGGAGTACTACCATCCTTATTAACAATAGGGAAACGGTTTGCTGATGTAGCTTTAATTGTATATGAGTTTTGATATTCTTCTCGATCAGTTAGATCACCGTCTTTTAAACATATATGATCTGCTTTAATCTTGCTTCTTGATACTTTTAATTGCTCAAAATGTAGATCTATTTGATGATTTATAGCATCAATTTCTTTCTGATGTTTTTGTTTATCAAGAATGAATGTAGCTTCATATTTTCCAGGTTTATCCTCATCCCATATTTTTACATTAAATAGTGACGGGTAAGATAACCTTACTTTGTTTAGTTTTATTGAAGGTGGATTTGTATTGTCGATTGTACTCATTATATACCTTTAATTCATTAAATTCATTAAATTCATTACATAAAAGCTAGTATATTACTTAGTTGGTTACTAGCTTTTATGTATAGGCTTTGCAGTAATAATTATAGAAGAAAACTGCCTTTTTGTCAATATTTAAAGCTATCCTCTTTAAGTGTTTCAACTACTGCTGTTACTTGTTTCTTTTTATTTCTATAGTTCTTTTGATAAGCTTTAATAGTATCTATTTTAGTCTCATCATCAAATTCAAAATTACTAATACTTGGTCTTTTATCGTCTTCTGTGGTAAGTATTGGTTTACTTTCCTGTTTATAAGTAATCTCATTAATTACATCTTTTGACAATAACTTTTCAGCTTCAGCAAGTGTTATAGGTACTTTTTTATACATAGCATCACCTAAGAACTCTAAACTGTCAGCTTTGAATTTCCTCATTGATCTACCATTAACAAGTTTATACCCTTTAAATGGTTCTCCGCTCATTAATCTATCATAAACAGATTGCTCTACTGATGATAAGAAGTCATTAATAAGTTTAGTATTATCTAGTACAAGCTTAGTTTCCTC